TTTGACTTTATATCTAATCAAATACTATCATTAACACATCAAATATTCGGAGCAATTAATGGACAATAAAAACTATTTCAGATTAAGAATACAGGATTCTGATATTCAGCGTATTAAGGATTCATCTAGTAGCGGAGCTAAGCCAACATCACTAAAAGTAAAGATGTCGGCAACGCATTCTGGTTTGGTTAATAAAAACTTTTGGTTTTATCCACCAAAAGGAATGTCTGATGGTGTTAATAGTTTTGTAGCCCCATACAATAAACCAGTTACCACAAATCATGACCCTTACTCAGCGCCAATAGGCAGAGTAAAACAAGCTGACTATATTTCTTATGGTTTAAATCCATCATTAGAAAACGCAACAATAGCCGACAAAGGATATATTAAAAAGATTAATGACTTTGTTAACTCAAAGCAATACAAAACAGTTGGCTATAAAGGCCTTGGTGAGATACAATTAATCGCAGAAATAAATGATGCGGATTCTATTGAAAAATTATTAGACAGACGTTATCTTACTGTGTCAGTTGGTGGTGATAGCACAGCAGGATATTGTTCTATTTGTGGAACAAATAAAAAACAAAGTGATTGTGGACACTATAGAGGAGCAGTTTATGATAAACAGACTTGCTTTTATATTGCAGACACGTTAGATTATAGACATGTTTCATATGTAAGCGAGCCAGCGGACGAGAGTGCTATTTCTGAAGTTCTGGACAGCGATGAAAATACAACAATTGAAATCCTAGATTTCACAATAGGAAATAAGAGTAACGATATGAAGTTAACATTAGAGCAATTTAGGGCCAAGTATGGTACATATGCTGATTTTGCAGACTACATGCAAACCTTGAAAGTTGGTGCATTGGCATCTCCAGAAAAGAATGCATCTGCAGCAGCAATTGGATTCGTATTTGCAGACGAAAAGCAGATTCCAATGTTCGATAAAGAACATTTAATTATTGCACATAAGCTGATTCAAGACCATCTTGAAGATTCAGATACTAAAACTCAAATTTTAGACAACTTAACAATTAAAGCAAAAGAGTCATTTGATGTAGATAATATAGAAGATGCATTTACTGCGTTGGCAAAAGATGCCGAACCAGTTGCAACTACTGTTGAACCATTTGTATTAACAGATGCTCATTTAGATGCAATTGCATTAAAAGTAGTTGACGGTTTGAAAAAAAGTGTTAATCTAGATGAATCTTACACAGCTCAACGTGTTAGAGCGCTTGAAAAACATTCTGCAGTATTAGAAGATTCATTCTCTAATTTAGAAAGCAAATATAAGCATAACGTAATGTTGCAAATTCTGTCATTAGAAGATAAGATTGATGACAAGGACAGAGAGACAGCGTTAAGCCTAAGAAGCATATTGTCTCTTGAAGACCATCTAGCAGATTTGGTATCTATGGCGAAAAAACCAGTTGTTTCAACACCAGTTGAAGATGGTAACTTAGAGCCAGCTACAGTGTTAGATGCAAATGGTAAACCAGTCGCAGTAGTAGAGCCAGTTGTACCAGCCACTACAGACGAAGTTCTTTCTGTTAAAGAAATACATGATGCGTATAGAACAACGCTAAAAACAAAAGGCTTTAAAGCTGCTAGCGCATATTTAGAAGACCTGAAAGCTAATAAAAAGCTTCCTAAGAATTTTACATTTTAATTGACGGAGATAATCAATAATGTATAGCCAATTTAGTATCCAAGGACAACCTAGCTACAAACAGTGGGATGACTGGGGTAAAATCACACCAAACTTTGAAATTTCTGAAGGCATAAGACCAGCAGGTAGTTTTAATCCTGCACCTTACTTACCATTAGTTAGATATAATGAATACTTCCGTGAATACTTTGTATTGTCAGCTGGTAAGCTTGTTGGCTTTGATAGCGACGGATTTTTAGTTCCCGCTGGTTTGCGCAAACAAGCTGCTGCATATAAAGCTGCTTTCGATGGTGCAGGTAGTGTTCCTGCTGGTATTGCAGCAGGTCTTGCTTTAACTACTATTACAAAGTACACAGCACTTGATGTTCAACAAGGTGTTAAGAACTCTGCTGGAGTTGCGGTTACAGTTGGTGAGCCAGTTGTTAAATCGTTCTTCACAGTAGGGGCACAACCTGCTGGCATAGCTCGTACAGTATCTAATCCAGTTGGTGCAGCAATGTACAACTTCTGGAGACATCCAGGTGGTGATGGCGTTAACCCAGCATTCTATAGAGTATCTAACTTTAACTTACAACATAAAGTAGGTTTCGTATGTAAATACCTATTAGAGCTACCACTTGTTCAAGACAAAGCTACTTATGACGTAGCGCCATTCGTTGGTATTGCAGCATGTGTTGCAGCTAGCGGAACAGTTAAGTCTGGTATGTATGTATCTTACGATGCAGACTCAAACTACTCTATTACTGGATATGACTATGGTGTTGCAGATGAATCTGAAATTATTGGTCAAGTAACAGAAGTATTTGGAGCTGGTCCATTTGGATTGCTAGAGAAAGTTCGTACAGCGCAGAATGGCCCATCAGAGCTAGACAAAATGCCTGGTACAGCTACCGAGGGTAAATCGGACACTATTACATATGCAGGAGCTTATGGCTCTGTTCGTATTTTGTTAAATAAATAATAAAGGAAAGATAAGAAATGAATAACAGTAGAACTCACTTTACTCCTTGGACAGCCGAAGAACTTTCAATGAAAGATGAAATTCAGGATATGTATAGCACCATGACAAATGGCGGTGTAAATCCTGATGGCGCTAGAATGACAATCGGTGATGCTATCTCCGTTGCCAATGCACCATTGATGTTCAAGCGTGTAATTACAGAAGTAATGCAGGAAGCGATTGAACCAGTTTTAGTTGGTACAAAGTTGCTTACACCATTGCGTTTTGATGGCTATGGCGCACAGATTACATTTGGTACTCTAGGTGCAATTGGTAATCAGAACCTGGATATGGGCGAAGGCCAAGAATATCCAGAATTTGGATTGCAAGTTGGTGCTGGTACAGCAACAGCGATGGTTGGTAAAAGCGGTCTAGCATTGAAAGTAACAGAAGAAATGATTCGTTATTCTCAGTGGGACGTACTAAGCATGCACATTCGTCAAGCTGGTCGTGCTCTTGCTCGCCATAAAGAAAAGAAAATTTTCAATATGCTGAACAACACAGGCGTAGTAGTATTTGACAACGCTTCTCCAACAACAGCAGAAATTGGCCGTACAACAGGTCGTAACCTATCTGGTGCTGGTAACGGCTCTATGACAGTTGAAGACTTGTACGATATGTATGCTAAGACTCTTGAAAGAGGCTTTACTCCAAATATCGTATTGGTTCACCCATTGGCATGGGCAATGTTCATTAAAGACCCAGTAATGCGTCAAGTTGCTTTGGAAACAGGCAAAATGGCAGGTAACTGGTTCAATGGATTGCCACAAAACGTATATCCGTCTCTACCAGACGCATGGAAGAAATCAGGAAGAATGGGTGCATCTACATCTAATCCAAGTCAAGCAGAGCGTGAAGGAACTCAGCAGTCAGCTGCACAATTCCCAATCAACTTGCCATTTGGTGGATTGATGATGATTCCAACTCACTTTGTACCGTTCGATGCTAACGCAAAAACAACATCCATCATCATGTTGGACAGTGCTGAAACAGGCGCAATTGTTATTGCAGAAGATCCAACAATGCAAGAGTGGGATGACCCATCTCGTGATATTAAGAAAATTAAGATTCGTGAGCGTTATGGTTTAGCACAATTCAACGAAGGTCATGGTATTTCTGTTGCTCGCAACATCTCTATCGAGCGTAACCAAATTGTATTGCCTCCACAGGCTACAATCAGCGGATTGGCACCAATCGTTCAAAAACCTTAATGGTTAAGAGTAGTTAAAATACGGCGGCTAAATGCCGCCGTTTTTGTAAGGATATTAATATGGTTATCAATTTAAAAACAATTAGAAGTGCATTTTATTTTTTAGGAAACGTAGCGTTAACTAAAAGCAGCGGTGCAACTCATGTTGATTTGTTAAGTTGCGAAGACTCTACTTTGCTAGGCATTGCTTGTGCAATTAAGAATGGCGAGTTACAGTCTGATGTAGATGCTATTAGCATCGGCGCATTTATAAAAGATATAAAAATTAAGACAATGTTCAATAAAGTATTTAACATTAGCGAAAAACTTGTAGAAACTGCTGCAGTTGTCGAAGAAGCTGTTGAAGAAGTTATTAGCCCAGCTGTTGAAGAAGTTGTTGCAACGGAAGAACAAGAAGAAGCTGAATACTTTGAGTCGTTAAAAGAATTGCTTAATGGCAATGTAAAAGTAGTTGTAGAAAACTTATCAAACGCAGCTTTAAGCGACGAAGATAAAATTGCACTATTAGATTTTGAACAACAAGATAAAAACAGAAAGGCAGTTATCACTGCAATTAGCGAGCTTTAATTCCTATGTCTGCGATACAAGTAATTACAATTAAGAACTCAATACATCAGCTAGACGCATTACCAATAGGTGAGAGCATTCATGTTGTATTTGACAAAGAGCCACTAGCCAGTGACTTACCTAATATTATTACTTTGTCCAGACTACAGTCTAATCAGCTGTGGCCACACCCTGGTGATTTAAATGCAAAGCAAATACATTTCATAAAAGACACCTATGGAACAGTAAGTACTGACTTTATAATTACCGCTAGTGGCGTACAATGGAATGTAGAAGTAAAACCAAAAGAACCACTTTATACAAATGCAAAATACTTCTTATTCGTTAACACTGGTTTAAGAGCAAAATATTACAATGTCAATAAAGTGGTTTCTTTTGGCTCTTCTAATGTATCGGTAGAAACAATTGGTAATGTCGACTTAACAGATGCAGCCGTATATGACTTATACATAACTCAGACATCAGCAATAGTTCAAGGTGAAAACAACATCAGATACTCTTTATTTAGAGACTCTGTTGCAGTTAGCACAAATTTACCTCTTAATACAAATTCACAAACAATAGCGCTAAACAGCAATACATCATTGCGACTAAACAAGTCAACGCCATTTATTAACAATGAACGATACACCATAACGATATCGTCATCTGAGAAATCTACGACAAGTAGATTGCAAAACATAACTACGTTTATAGATTCTCAGGTAATAAAAAGTGAGGATAATCCCTCTGGCAGATTACAATATCAAGACTTAGTTGGCTTCTATAATCAGTATGGATTTGGTCAAGCTGGCCCACCAGCTCAAACAGCATCGGATGAAATTAAGTTCACTAGTAGCTATATTGGTCTAAATCAAATAATACTTAAAAGCGACAAAGAGTTTAACACTACATCTATTACTCCCTTATCATTTACAGCTTCATTCTCTCAAGCTTTTAATAATTACCTATTGGGCAAACTAGACCTATACTCATTTGATACAAAATACATTGTGAAATACAAAGTTATTAGCACAACAGAGATTCTTATCCAATTAGAAGAAACAACAATTGGAGTAGATAAATATACAGTTCAGGAATTAACATAATGAATGAACACTTAACCATTACACTTAGTGGCATAAAGTTATTAGACACAACAGTGTGTCAGCCAGTAACAGTTCAAGCAGACCTATTACTAGAGCCATTCTACGCAACTGAATACGATGTACTTGGTGGTATCTTCCTAGATGGATACGGAACACAGTATCTTCCACAGGTCAGAGAGCTTATATTTGCAGCATCAGTAGATATAGACAATTTATTAACACTATATTCTATGAATCTGAATCTTACAGCCAAGCAATTATTTATAATCAAGAGAGACTATGCAATGTGCTATGCTACATATAGCATAGCTAATCTTGTTAATATCGAAGCAACAGCATCAACATCTAAATCTAAGTTCCTTGGCGATGTCAAGGTGTCTGTGAAGTACGATAGCAATCCAACATATTTAGACCAACTCATTGCAGATGCAAAAATGTGTTTTGAGTCAATCAAGCAAATGTTGTTGCAAATGGATGCATCACTTTTAATGATGAAGACATTCTTAAAGGGTGAATATAATATTAACAATAATTCATCAAACAGAGAATGGTGGCATTGGCTACCATCACAAGATGTCCCTATGGCTGCGTCTAAACACGGTTTAAGAAATACAAAGCACATTGGAAAGATTGGCGCATCTGCGGCATACTACGGAGGCTATGGCAAACCTAATGAATACATCTGAACTTGATTTGCAGGATGAGTTAGCTTTATTTTTTGATGGTACTGATTTTGGAACCCCAAAGTACAATGTATTTATTCAACGCAAGACAAGACTAGTTGGCGGGGAAAAGGTTAAATGTAGTTCATGTTGGAACAAGGTTTCACAAGAAGGACGCATAGGGTGTGCAGATTGTGATGGTGTTGGATACCTATGGGACGAAACACCAATATACGGATTTATGTGGAGACCCAATTATATTAGACTTGGAGACGAAGGAGCGCACTACAAGCCAGTTGCACAAGCTCAAAACAAAGGCATGACAATGATTACTCCAAAACAATTTGTTTTACGCGATGAAGATATAATAATAGTGCCAAAAGTAATGGAGAACGGAACAATATTTATGCCATTAGAGCCAGACGAAAAATTTATAATTACAGCTTCACAAAAAATAAGATTAGACCACAATAGAGTTGAATATAATATCGCCTCTATGATTGAGGTGTAATATGCATCCCTATGACTATCTAATTAATTCACTAGCACAAGATGTCAGCAACCAGAGAGGTAGAATTGATGATGTAAATAAATATAATTGTCTAATATCAATTGACAGTTTGTTCGATGTTTTGTATGATTTGTTTAATTCTAATAATTTACTAATTAAAGATATGGATATCCAAACAGATACAGACTATAATAAATTTGTTTTTACAGAAGAATATCCAAACTCTTTCAATGTTGAACATAATATAGTAACATTTGAATTAACAAAAAGAGCTCCAGCCTCATTAGCACAAGGTAGTTCTCCATTTCATGGAGTTAAACAATACAGACCTATGTACAGAGGCGAAAGTAAAGATATAGATAATAATGATACAATACTGCATTATTCACATCTGTATGACAATGAGATAACTATGACATGTTGGTCTTCAACTTCACGAGGCGCTCGATTGACTGCCTCACTTGTTGAAAGCATTATGTCGGTTGCATACTTTTTTATTAGAAAAACAGTTGATGTCTTTATAATGAATGGTAGACATGAACCAATTTTTACTACAAAATATGACAATAAGAAATTAGTTGGTATACCAATAAGTTTTTTTGTTAGAACAAATGAAGTAAAGACAGTAAAAAAAGAAACATTAGAGCAATTACCCGCAATGCTACTGCAGGGGTTTAGAATAGACGCTCAAATAAGCACATAAGTGCTAAAAAATATATTAGGAGAAATAACTAATGGCTAAGTATGATAACTTGGCATCTATTAACTTAGAGCTTTTGGATGGTAATTTGGCTGCAAGTCCAGCTATTACTGGCCCCGTTGCGCTTGTAATTGCTACTGCACTTTCTGGTAAAAGCAATACACCATTTATCATTGATGATTTTAATAAAGCAGCTGCACTTTTTGGTGCCAGTTCTACGCTTATTAAAACTGCAAATGAATTAAAACTAGGTGGTGCACAAAATGTTGCAGTATACCGCATCGGTGGTGTATCGGCCTCAATCGCTG